CTATAAAACAACCATTTGAAACAAGTGTTTTAATTCGGCTTGCATCATTGACAATCAGGGGAAAAATGTTCGCCGATGGACACGGACCACCCTGTTTTCCAAACCGCGGCGCCTGAGTACCTAGACCCGCCAGCGGACATCCTGATTGAGCGAATCGCGGAGCGGTGGAAGGTGTGCCGGCAGTTGAACGAACGGACCGCGCTGGAGATTGTACGGGAGGAGGGAGAGAAGATGCTGATGGAGCGGCCCGACTCGGCGTCGTCCAGCGCAAACAAAATCATCGCGCTCCTGGCCTACATCGTGGACGCGGCCACCCCTCTCGCGGAACTGGACGTGGTGGCCTACTGCTACGGCTTACTTGGCCGGGGAGAGGAGTCTCAGGACGCAATCGCGAAACGTCACAACATCAGCCGCCAGGCGTTCAGCAAAAAAGTCCAACACGCGCAAGAGACATTCGCGATTACCCCACGCGGAGGAATGCGGCCGGTGGCACAGCGCCGGATTTACCGGGAGGTACACCAGGCGAAATGGGAGTTTATCGAGCAGGACGCACCACGAACCACCCAACCATGAACCATCAACTCCAACTCCCCCTGCCCACGGCCGACACGCCCGAGGCGGACATCATCTCCTTTGCCGCGTCTCAGCTCCAGACATTCAAGGCCGAGGCACAGCAGGCCAGCGAGCTTTCGCAAATCGCATTCCAGCGCGCCTGGGCGGTGGGCAAGGCGTGCGTCACACTCAAGGACAAGGTTGGCGAGGCCGGCTGGGAGGAGTACGCGACCAAGAACATCGGTGAGTACTTCCCGATTTACCGCTGTATGCGGCTGGCCCGGATGTCTCCGGACGGCCCGCCGCTGAAAGGCTCAGGCCAGTACAAGCAACTCCAGATTGCGCTTGGCAACGAACCGCCGCCGAAGACGACCCCGCGCAAGGTGGACGCGCACAGGTTCACCAACCTCAAGGCCAGCATCGGCTGCATCCGCCGTTGGTGGCGCGAGGGTGACGGAGTGGCCGGCATGGACCAGGAAACGCTGCGGGAGATTCGGGACGATCTCAAACCCATCATGGAGATTTATGAAAACATCCAAGCGCGATTGGAGGTGACGCAATGAACGGACTTCTAACCGTTAACCGTGGGGTGTTTATCGAAATCAACAGGCACAAGGAGATTGATGCGATTTCAAGGCTTCTTGATTCGCTCCATGCGCCAAGTCAGGTCATTTCTGTTGAGGGCGATGCGTTGTTGGATGAAGCGCGAGACGAGGCGCTTCGGGCCGTCACCAACATTCTCAAGACCTACAACAGCGACTTTGAAACCATATGCACACCGCCCCATTCCGACTAATGCCAACCACCCCAAAACCGATGGTCTCCACCATGGACATCAACCGGGACACCCCGATTTGTCCAGACCGCCCTTTCGAGCGCCGGTACGAGTGTGTCCTGTGCGAGCACGTCTTTACTATCTTCAACGGGTTTGATTCGGAGGTATGTCCTGGCTGCGACGAGCAGGTGAAGGCGCGGCTATGATTGTCGTAGAAATGGCGTTTCAATTCATCGCAATTCTAGCGATGAACGTAATACTGCGCTTAGATTGGCGTGAATTGGGATGGTTAAGGCTTGTGGCGTTCTCATTCGTCCTCGCGTTATACAGGGTGCTGTAAATTGACAGACCGTCACTCCATGAGTGACGAAGGCCCAAAAGCTAGAAAAAATCCTTTTAAAAGCGAAGGCAGGTAAGCGGCTCACGCCGGCAGAGGAAAGGGAGGTTGAGCGGGCGCGGTGGGCGCCATCGCTGGCCGACGTAGCGCGGCACTTCGGCTTAGTCCGCCAGTCGCTGGATTCGTGGAAACCCTACGACACAGAGAACGCGCTAGCCAAAACGGAGCGCGGGTACGACCTGGAGGCATTACAGCGGCTCCGGGACAGGATGCACGCGGAGGGGAAGAACCCGCGGCTGCTACCAGGGGACAAGACCGGAGGGGCATCGAGCGACGAGGACTCCGACCCAACCGCACTCAAGGCGCGGAAGCTGCGTCTGGAGTGCGACAAGCTCGCGACGCAGATTGAAATTCTCAGGGGCAAGTATGCGCTGATTGATGACATCATGGCGCAACTCCTGCCCATCATCTACTCGTTCAAGGAAAAACTGATTCGGCTTGGGCCAGAACTGGCTTTCGAGGTGTCTGGAGTCTCGCCTGCCGATGCCGAGGACCGGATACGGATGGCGGCGGAGAAGATTCTAACGGAACTAGCCGAGGACGACATTCCCCGGCTTGAGGAGGCGCTACGCAAGCCATCCGACTCGTTCGGCGACCAAGACGGACGGATGCCGGCGGCGCGTGAGGCGAACGGCCGGCAAAAAGCATGAGCCACACGATTCACCAAGCCGTCATCAAGGCGCTACGGCCGACACCGAAGCTGCCGATTGACCAGTGGCTTAAAACCCATGTTCGTTTCGAGCGCGGCCACATCATCGGGCCGTTTGACGTGGGCAATTCGCCGTGGATTCGCGAACCACTTAACCAAATCCGGGAAAACTCAGTTCGCTCCATCATCTGCGCGTGCTCAGTACAGAGCGCCAAAACGGCATTCGTGGAGGGCGCCATGCTCTACATCATCGCGGAGGAGGGCGGTGAAATGGGCACCTACCTCCAAACAGACGACAAGGCAGCGACGTTCTTGGACAAACGGTTCAAGTTCCGGATTCTCGACTGCAAGCCGGTGCGCGACCTGCTCATCCGCGGCGACCGTTCCATTCAGAAGCAGACGATTGATTACGTCCACATGACGCAGTACGTGCTCGGGACGGCGAACATTCACAATGTTCAGTCCCTGGCACTCCGGACTGTCATCGGTGACGAGTGCGCGTATTGGGATGAAGGCCGAATCGATGAAGTAGAGAAGCGGACAACTTCATATGACCTCCGCAACTCCAAACGCCTGTTCATCTCGACGCCGCTCGACGACAAAGGCGAGTTTTACCGCAAGTTCCAGGCCGGTTCGCGCTCTGAATGGCATGTGAAGTGTCCGCACTGCGACGCAGGCCAGAAACTCGTCTGGCGGAACATGAAGGCGGATGTTGAGGGAGCGAGGATGGAGGATGGAACCTATGACCTACGAATAATCAAAGAAACGACCCGTTATGAGTGCGAATACTGCAATTTACCATGGAAAGACGACCCAATAACGCGCAGGAAGCTCGCCGCATCAGGCTATTACGTGGACGAGAACGCGAACGCTGACCCGTCCGTCAAAAGCTACCACTGGAACTCCATTGCCGTTCCATGGATTGAGTGGCACAAAATCATGGGCGAGTTCCTGAACGCCCAGCACGCCCGCAAACTTGGCGATTATACCCCTCTGGCCGAGTGGACCCGTAAACGCCTTGGAGAGTTTTTCGCTCCGCGGCAGATGCTTACGGACGAAATCAACCTGTCCGGAGGCTTCCCGATGCTGGAGGAATGGGACCAGGAAGCCCGCCGATACCTCACAGTGGACGTTCAGAAGGATTATTTCCGGGTGATTTGCCGTTTATGGGCGCAAAATGGCTCATCCAGGCTCTATTTTGCCGGCACAATGCACACTTGGGAGCAAATCAAGGACTTTCAGGACGCGCACAAGGTGATGGAACGCCGGGTTTTCGTCGATTGTGGCTACAACACGAACGAAGTCTTGCGGCAGTGCGCCAAGTACGGATGGAGTGCGGCTAAGGGCGACCAAACCAAGTTTTTCACTCATCACCGCATCATTGCCGGGAAAACCATCGCAATTCAGCGTCCTTACAGCCCGTTTAGGGAAATGGACGCCAGCATCGGCCTTCACACGGACGAAAAACAGCGGCTTTTGCGCGAGCGCGGAAGGAAAGGCGTCACCGCGAACATGATTCTGTGGTCATCGGACTACATGAAATTGATTCTCCACCGTCTCCGGGCCGGCAAAGGGGCGCTTTGGGAGACGGCGGCGAACGCTCCGAAGTTCTACTTCGATGAAATCGGGAATGAGATTTTGACGGAGGAGGAGAACAAGAAAACCGGCCGGAAAAAGATGTTTTTCAAGAAACGCAGAGGGTATGCAGATTCTAGGCGCCTGTATCGATAAACTGATTGGTCAGTCCGAAATTGTGACCGGAAAAGAGCCAGAGGAAACCACATCCGATTGACACACAGCCACAAACGATGGCCAAACCCAAGCCGAAGGCGGGCAAACCGCTTATTTGTGTCGTTTTAAGCGATATTCACTGCGGATCCGATGTGGGACTTTTGCCCGAAAAAGTGGAATTAACTGATGGGCAGACCATCGGCCACGGCACCAACCCCTGGCAAAAATGGATGTGGGCGGAGTGGTTGAAAATGCTGGAATGGGTGAACGAGGTGGTGGATGGCGCCCCGTTTACGCTGCTTCTCAATGGCGACATGATTGAAGGCATTCACCACCGCTCCGATGAAGTGGTAGCAGCCAAAATCGTGGAGCACTGCACCATTGCAACCGTGGCGCTCAAGCCGCTTGTGGATGCTGCCACCGATGTCCTTTGCACCAGGGGCACTGAATGCCACGTCCGCGACCTGGAATCGTTCTTAATGTGCCAAATGGGGCGCGGCAAGGCACATGACTTCATCCAATTCGACTTAAATGGCGTGTTGTGCGACGCACGCCACCACATGCCTGTCACTGGCAGATTGCACCTTGAAGCGAGCGCGCTTGGCATCCTGGCGGCAAACAACCGGTCCAACGCAGTCCGGAGCGGACATAAACCGGCACGTGTGTTTTTGAGGGGCCACCGCCACGTTCCAGGCTACTTCAGCGACGGCGAATCTTTGACCGTCGTTACTGGTGGTTGGCAGGGGTTGACCCGCCACGGCAAGAAAGTCGTGACCGACTCCATCCCTCGGCCGTCATGCGCCATTCTGGACGCAAGGCACAGCCAACCAGGACAACTACCGGCCATTTACCAGCAAGTCTCCAACCCCCCACAAGCACTTGTCGCCAACATATGTTGACCCAAAAACAGATTTTCCGGAAGCTCAGGGAACAAGCTGCGGCCGGCATTGAGAAGGGGTGGACAAGCGGCGAATACCAAAAGATGATGGAATGTTCTAGCAGCTCAGCGCAGCGGCGAATATCCAAGGGCATCAAGAATGGCGATATTGTTCAGGCCGGAACCAAAGCAATCAGAACCAAAGCGGGCGCCACCCTAATGGCTCCAAAATACCTTTTCACAGATGCCGGCAAAACCCAAAATCGTTGAGCGCAAGCTGGGGCGGCACCAGGCGCTCGGGCTGTGCCACGATGACGGAACGGTGGAAATTGATGAACGACTCTCCGGAATTTCGAGGTTGGCGGTTTACGTCCATGAACTCATCCACCGGCACCAACCATACTTGGACGAGGAGGAGGTAAACAAGCTCGGCGAAAAGATTGCGACGGACTTGTGGGAGTGCGGTTGGCGGCAGGTGCGGCCATGAATACCAAGATTCGGACGAGCCTGTCAACTAATTGACAGCGGCTCACAGGCATGTGGAGTTTTTGGCGGGACTGTACCCTTCAATACTGTGAAGAATGGAGAGATGCGTTCTCAGCCGAGCACAAATCAGCGCTTGGCGGCGGTCCTGTGATTTCCATTTCCGGGGGCGGTGAGAGCGAATCGCGCTCCGACGTTGGCCCGGCCTACACGTATGAGAACCTCCGATGCTGCCGGCGCCGGATGTCCATGCTGGACCCCATCAAATACCCGCCGATGGCCACCCGCACGAAGGCCGATTTTAGCACGCTCGAATACTAATGAACCCGATTGACCGAGCATTCAGATACTTCGCGCCAGTGAGTGCCTTACAGCGCGAAAAGGCGCGGCGTGCTCTCCATATCGGCGACGCAACCGGCTATTGGCGTCAGGCGGCTGTGGCTGGAACGAATCGGCGGATGAGCAATCAGGCGCTCAACCACCCGGATTCCGCGTCAAATCACACTGACCGGCTTACAATTATCCGGGAGGCGCGCCACCTTGAGGAAAACAACGCCATCACCGATTCCATCCTGCGGAAGTTTGAAATCTTCGTAGTTGGGCGCTCCAGCTACATCCCGCGGACGCAGAGCGACGCGGTGAACAAGAAAATTAAGGACTACGTGGAGCGGTGGATGCGGTACGCGGACTTGACCGGCCGGCATTCGTTTCGCGCCCTGGCGAGTCTGGCGGTGCGTCGCGAGGAATGCGACGGCGACATTGGTTTCATCATCTCCGAACCGAAGCAAGACCCGCAACTGGCGGCAATGCAGGTTTGCCCGATTCGCCTACAAGCAATTGAGGCCGACCGTATTGGAGCCGTCTGGAACACGTACAACGTCAACCACAAGCCGTTTAAGGCGCTGGGCAAGAACGAGCGGGACTTTTCTGGCGTGGTTGTGGACAAATACGGTCGCCCGGTGCGGTATCGCGTCTTCAATCGGGACCAGCAGAGCAGCAACATGGTTCCCTCGTTTGAGGTGCCGGCGCAGGACTTCTTACACATTTTCGACCCGACGCGGTTCGATGGATACCGGGGATTCTCGGCTTTTGCCTCGTCTATCAACGACATCAAGGACGTTCACGAGATTCTGGCCTGTGAGAAGCAGACTGTTAAGAAACTCAGCAGCATTTCCGGCGTTGTGGAAGGTGGAGACGGCACGGCATCAGGAGAGGTGAATCTTGATGGAACGATGGCGGACACAACCGCGAACGGCTCACTAGTGACAAAGGTGGACGCCGGCTCAGTCGAACACCTCCCAGCCGGCCACAAGTTCGTTGAAATCAGCGCAGACCGCCCCTCTCCGACGTTCCAGGGGTTCTTGGAGACACTGATTCACCTCCACGCACTGTCCTTCAAACTCCCATACGGCCTCGTCTATTCCTGGGCAAGCCAGGGCACGGCGGTTCGCATGGAGTCCGCGATGGCTGACCGCGAGTTTCAGCAGAAACAGTTGATGATTGAGGAGAAATTCCTCAATCCGATTATTCACCGCGTCATCGCCCGCGGGATTCAACTCGGCCACCTGCCGGCTGTTCCGGACTTTGACGCTGGCGAATGGCGCTTCCCTGCAAAGGCAACGGCTGACGTTGGGCGCGAGTCGAAGGCCGATATTGAGGAAGTGATGGCCGGACTGCGTGCAAAAACGCAAGTCAACGCCGACCGCGGCGAAGACAGGGAGATTACGCGAAAGCTGATTCTGTCGGAGGGGCTGGAACTCATCGAGGACGCGAAGGCGTTGGTTGCGGCATCAGGCGGCGAACTCGACCTGAAAGCGGCGATGTGGCAGCTTGAGCGTCGCGGGCCGAACGCACCGATGGAGCCACCGGAGCCGGCCGCGAAGGAGACCGAGTAATTGACAGGGGCGCGGCAGGTATGCCCGCCTTAGAAGAAAAAGAACTGGTCACGTTCTCCGCTTTTCAGGGGAAGGTGGATGGCAACACTGTCAAAGGAGTCTCAATCATCCAGGAAGGCCCGGCTCTCGGCCATGGCGTTTGGGTGGATAAAACGACGCTGTCACAAGTGAAGAAGTGCGCGGCTGGGCGCAGGCTCAAAGCCAAACAGAATCACTGGAGCGGGATTCAAGACACGCTTGGCTATTACGAGAACTTCAGAATCAGTGGAGGAAAGCTGCTCGCTGATCTGACGATGTTGGAAAACTTCCAAGGGCGAGAGTTGTTCTTGGAGATGATTGAAAAGATGCCGTCAGAGTTTGGCATCTCCATCAGCTTTACAAGAGAGGCTCCTGAGTACGACGAGAAAGCAGATCGATACAATGCGCGGTGTCGCGAACTGTATTCGGCTGACTTCGTGGACACCCCGGCAGCGAACCGCGACGGGGTTTTCGAGGCGGAGATTGACAAGCCTGTGGAAGATATGCCCGCAATCACTGCCGAGGCTTTCGATGCCTACAAGGCCGAAGCCGAAAAGAAGCAAGCCGACGCAATCGCTGCGCTCAAGGCTGAGTTTGAAACGCAACTCGCCGCGCTCGCTGCCAAGCCGGTTGAAACTCCGGAACAGCCGAAGCCAACCGCGGTTGAGCCGCTGACTTCCGAGGCTCTCGCCGAGAAGGTTCAAGAGGCTGTTACCACCGCTCTGAAGGTTCACTTCGCCGCGCCGACAACCAACACCCCACCGGCCGATCCGAGCGAGGCCGCTGGAGGCGACCCGAACGTGAAGACTTACGCGGCTTTCAAGGCTCTCCCTCACGCCGAACGCAACGCCTTCATGGCCGCGGGTGGCAAGCTCAAAGACTAACACTTTCACACTAGACTCCAATGGCCAATACTCTCACCCTTACCGGGTTCACTGAACTGCTCTATCAGGCTCGCGACATGGTCGCCGCCGAGCCTTGCGCGTTTGTTGATTCCGTTCTGGTCAATAGCGGCTCCGAAGGCGTGTCCATCAACGGCACTGTACAGAGCTTCCGCACTGCCCAGCCGACGCTGAACACTTCCTACACCCCCGCAATGACGTTGCCAGACGGCGACGACCAAACCATCACCGTGGACACCCTGACGATTGACCAAGTGGCTCGCGTCAGCATCCCCTTCAAGGGTGAGGTTTGGAAGCAAATCGAAAATACCGCTGGCCGCGAAGCCGTAAAGAACGATATGTTCGCGCAGGCCATTCGCAAGATGCGGAACACCATCGAAGCGCACGTCGGCACGGTCATCAAGAACGGCGCGAGCCGAGCCACCGGCACCGCTGGGACTACTCCTTTTGCGAGCAATCACAACTCCATCAACGCGGTTCGCCAAATCCTTGTGGACAATGGCGCCCCGGTCAATGACGGCATGGTTTCGCTGGTGGTCAACACCGCAGCCGGCACCAACCTCCGAAACCTCACCAATCTCTACAAGGTGAACGAGGCCGGCGAATCTTCGCTCCTGCGCCGCGGCGCCCTGCAAGACATCTCCGGCATCGTCATCAAGGAATCGGCCGGCGTTGCCAGCCACACGAAAGGCACCGGCGCCAGTTATCTGGTGAACCAATCCGGCCTGACCAATGGTTCCACCGCAATCACGACCGACACCGGCTCCGGCACCATCGTTGCGGGCGACATCCTGACCTTCGCGAGCGGCACCGGTTCTGGCTACAACTACGTGGTCAACTCCGCGCTTGCCTCCAACGTGGTCACCCTGGCTCAACCCGGTCTGAAGGGCAACATCGCCGACAACAACGCGATTACAGTCGGCAACGACTACACCGGCAACGTCGCCTTCCACAAGAACGCGGTCGAACTGGTGATGCGCCCGCCGGCCATGCCTCAAGGTGGTGATGCCGCCGCTGACCGCATGACGATGGTGGACGACAAAACCGGATTGGTTTTTGAGGCTGCTCTCTACCTCGGATACGGAATGAACGTCATTGAGCTGTGCGTCTTCTACAAGGCGAAAGTCTGGAAGCCCGAGTTTGTCGCTACCCTGCTCGGCTAAAAACTGTTGGTGGTTGAACATGTGCGAGGCGGGCGGCCGGGTATTCCCGCCGCCCGCTTTTTTGTTTCTTATGAGCTACGCAACACGCAAGGCGGCGACACACGGGCGCATCCGGAGCAAGTTCGGAACGGATGCGGATGGAGCGCAACTGTACGTTTGGCACGCGGGTGCGCGGATTACAGCGTACCAGTCCAGCGGCAACCGTGGGCGCAGCATCCTCAACCAGATTCTGGTGAAGGACGAGACGATGAGCGTCGTTGCGACCGCGACCGAGTTTACCAGGGCGCCGGTTGCAGGCGACGAAATCAAGCTCGGGACCACCCTGACCACGGCACGCACGTTGCGGCTTGATTCGTTCCGGTCAAAGCACGGCCAGCCGTTCTACGAGTTGGAACTACTGGACGCGAAACTTGCCACCACGGCGCCGGAATCATGAGCGTTTCGTTCTCCATCGACCAGCGCGGATTGCAGCGGGCCATGACGACTTATGCGGTGCGGCGCCGCAAGAGTGACGCTGACGTGGTCAACAAGGCGATGCGATACGTGCTGCCGGCTGCGGCGCGGCGGGTGAAGGACAAGACGCCGGGTGGCATCAGGATTCGCCGAGAACTGACGGGCCGCGCAAAGCGTATCGGCCGCGGCAAGTCGGACCGTGACGCGCTAGCCAACACCGTTGCAGCCGCAATCGTCGCCGGCACCCTGAGGAAAAAGAACCCTAATGCCGTGCTTCCACGACGGAAGGATGCGGACGCCATCGATATGGGGCGCATCAACGACTTTTACGAGCGCGTTCGCCGGCTTGTAAATGCCAAGGTTCGCTCGGCCAACTTCCTCCGCGCCGGATTTATCCCGGCATTCCGCCAATTCATGGTGCCAAACCGTGGAGTACCAGGGCAACAAAGGTTTAAGGGCCGTTCCAAGGGAATCAAAGCCCTCCCCAGCCTGCTCGGAGTCGCCGAGGCATACGCCACCAACCAGCGCGAAGGCGCCTTCAAAATCGCCCCCCGCGCCTTCCACGAAGCCGTCCGGGACACCCGGCGCCTATTCCTGAAGTGGATTAAGGATGACATGAACGCAGAGGCAAAGAGGTCTGGTTTCTACTGATGACAACTTACCCAATCCACCCCGCCGAGCGTTTACAGGCCCGCATCCTGCGTGTCCTTGAGGCGGACTTACTCGACCTTGACGCCTTCACCGGCTGCTCATTTGTGAACGAACGGGACGCAGACGAGACGAGCCTACCCATGGTGGTGGCACGCATCAGCGAATCTGAGAACGCGCCGCTAGGCTCCAACCTATGGAATGTGACGGTGACGCTCCAGATGATGGAGGACCGGAAGGAATCGGAAATGACCCTGGCCGGAGACGACCGTGGCCGGCATGAGATTCGGAAAGAGAACCTGAGCGCCCGGATTTTTGGTGAGTGGAACGGGCTGACGCTGGCCGCAGCAATCAACGCCATTTCGGACGGGCGCGGCGTGTACGTGCTTAAGGTGCATAACAACAATTACGCGCCGATGAGTGACATTGACCTAGTGGTGACGGAATACTCTGTGACTTTCCTCTGTACGAGCACCCAGCAGTAAGATTGACAGGCGGCGGGTTTGTATGCCCGCAGTAGCTGCAATTATCACGCACGGGACTATCCCGACGACCGCTTTTACCGACGAGACCTCGCTACTCGTTCAGTCTGTCACCAAGGCAGGCACCCGCGACTCGAAAGAGTACATGAACGCCAGCGGTGCGGTGCAGGGGTTGGAGGAGCGTAACCCGAAGCTCACCCTGAGCTTTGACGCCTTCATCACGGCTTACAGCGGACTGGCCACCTACGAACCGGGCCAGGAAGTGACCTCGCTCGCCAACTTCACTGTGGCCACGCTCGGCTTCGCTCCTGGCGATGGCACGATGGTTTTCCGCGACCCTGTCATCACCGAGTCCAACTCGGAGGCCGCGAAGATTACCTTTTCCGTGACGCAATATCCGTTCGTCGCGTAACGAACCATTGAACCAGAACCATTGGATACGCTGCGACGACTTGGACGTTGCAGCCGCATTCGGGACGTTAGGTGTCCCAATGAGCACGAAGGTGCAGGTGCGTGCCGACGACGGTAAGGAATACGTGTCTGTCTGGCTCCGCCCGGAATCGCTCATCCGTCCCGACATCAAGACGGCGCACCTGATGAAGCTATTAAAGTCCGGTGAGCTTCAGAAGGTAGACCCGGAACACCCGCTCCTCTACGCGCTGGAGGGCATCAAGAACCGCCATCAACTCGGACAGAGCATCAAGGCGGCGGAGCGCGTCATTCTTATTACCCGGAAAGGCACGATGCGCACCGCCTACGTGAAGGAGAGCGCGAGCAACCATCAACTTGGAATCGCAGACCGATTCTTGAACGGAGGAACACCATGACCGACGACGACATCATCATCAGAGAAGGAACCGACGACGTGACCAAGCCAAGCGAGG